ATCAAGGTGACCTTCCGTTCGTGTGTTGCGAAGGGCCTCCGTGGCGCGGGCAACATCGTCGTCATCCTCGACGAGGTGGCGCACTTCACCGACGCGGGGCAGTCGTCCGCCGACGCGGTGTACAACGCCGTCGTCCCCAGCACGTCGGCCTACTCACCGAAGGACCCGAAAGACCGACGCAAGCCCATCGGGCAGGTGGAAGGCCGGATCATCTTGATCTCCAGCCCCCTCGGTAGGCAGGGGCTTTTCTACAAGATGTTCCAGATCGGCATGGGCGGCGGCATGGCCGCGAGCAACATGCTGTGTATCCAAGCGCCGACGTGGGAGGTGAACCCCACGGTGCCCGCCCACGAGTTTGAGAAGCACTACCTCAAGGACCAAGCGGTCTTCTTCACGGAGTACGGTGGGGAGTTCTCCGACCGCACGCGCGGGTGGATCGAGCGCGGCGAAGACCTCGTTGCCTGCGTGGACCCGGCGGCACGACCCCAAGTCCGGGGCATCCCGCGCCGAGCCTACTTCCTCGGACTCGACCTCGCCCTCGTCGGTGACGGCACGGCGGTGGCCGTCGGGCACCTCGACGACAACGGGAAGATCGTCGTGGACCTCGTGGACCAGATCAAAGCGGGCGAGGGCAAGTTCGTGGACAAGGAGCGCCTCGACTTCGACGACGTGGCCGATTGGATTCTCGACCTGTCCAAGCGGTTCTACTTGCAGGAGGGGATGTTCGACCAGTGGGCGGGCATCCCGCTGGAGCAAGCCCTGTCGAAGCGCGGTCTGGGCCAGATGAAGTCGCAGGCCATGACGAAGCAACTCACGTCCCAGATGTTCCAGAACTTCAAGGACATGATGTGGGACCAGAAGCTCGTCCTGTACGACCACCCCATCCCGCCCAACGAGGCTCACTGCGCGTACATCGCGGAGCTCCTAGAGCTACAGGCCGAGTACCACAGCAAGTTCGTTACGACCGTGGAAGCGCCCAACGTGGACGGCAAGCACGACGATATGTCCGACGCCCTCGTCCGCATGGTGTGGCTGGCGTCGAACCGTTTGTCCAAGAACCTCCACCTCGCGGGCAACCAGCGGGTGTCCGGGGCGGTATTTCCCCCATACGCACGCATGGGTATGCGCCGGAAGCTCCTCCTGTCCGGGTCGCACGAGTCCCGGCAGATCCCACGGGGAGGGCCGGGGGTACGGAAGGGATTCTCGCGATGAGCCTCGACCCTCTCAAGCCAAGCCGCGCCGACTACCGATTGATCCACAAGATCATCGACTCGTCCTACTCGGGCAAGGTCCTTCACACCGAGGAGGGCTACGAGCTCGTGATCGCCGTGTTCAAGAAGGCTGGCGGGTCGTGGGAGAAGCTGTTCCTCGGCTCACCGAGCGATGTCTCGCTCCTCAAGAAGATCATCCGGGTAGCGTACAAGCGTGACTTCCTCACCAAGGCCCCGCAGTGGAGATGACCATTGAGCCGTCTCCGCGCCACCCTGTCTACTGACCCGCTCGACAAAGCCGTGTCCACCAAGATGGGCGAGGCCCAGCGGTCGCTGGTGGCTGCGCTGCGGCTCTGTGACGAGGCCGAGCGGAAGGACGCCATGATCCGGCGACGGCTCGCCAACACCCGTCGAGACCTCCTGCGAGCGTTGGATGCGCTGACGGCCATCCGTCGCATTGCCCCCTTGTACGACGTGACGGACCCCGACCTATCTGACACCCCGAAGCCCCGTCGAGAGAAGGAGGCCGCGCCCCCTCCCGTGGACTCCGTGGGACAGGGAGAGTGATGACCGATGCCGACCAAGAACGATGACGCCGTCGAGGTGAAGCGTGTCCCTGCCAAGACCAAGGGCGTGAAGGTGGGCAAGCCCGGACGCATCCTCACGTCTACGATGCGCTCCAAGGTCGCGTACCCGTCCACGGGCGGGACGATGTCGGGCTCTGGTGGCAACTTCTACTCTCCCGAGCTCTCCACCGACTTCCTTGAGCTCCCGCAGAGCCTCGACGAGAAGCGAAACTACTTTCGGTTCTTCTACCAGAGCGACCCGTTCGTCGGCCAAGCGGTGGACCTCCACACCGAGCTCCCGCTGTCGAAGATCCGGCTGTCCACCCCGAAGGCGAAGGACCCCGAGCTCGCCAAGCGGTCGCTGGACTTCTGCTCCAAGTGGGCGCGGGAGATCGGGCTGCTGCACCGCCTCATCGAGATCGTCCACGATTACAACCTCTTGGGCGAAGTCTTCGTGTTCTGCGAGGACAACTCGCCCGATATGCCCGAGGATGTCACCAACGAGGTGATCCGCGAGCTCGACGCGGAAGGCAACCCCACGGAGCGCACCCAGCGCCGGGAGGATGCGGACACCCGCGCCGAGAAGTGGCTCAAGCGCAACTACCGGGGCTGGACGGCGATCCGGGTGTTGCCGCCCGAGCAGGTCCACATGGAGAGCTTCCCGTTCACCGACGAGAAGCTGGTGGAGCTCATCCCAGATAGCAAGACCAAGGACATCGTGAACCGGGCTGACATGGGCGACGAGAACGCCATGCGGATCGTCAAGTCGATGCCCGAGGGCGTGGTCAACGCCATCCGCGAGGGCACGAACATCCCGCTCAACACGGACCCCGACGCCGGGAGCTTCGTGTACTACATGAGCCGGAAGAAGTCCCAGTACGAGCCCCGTGGGCACTCGATGCTGGAACGCTGCCTTCGCATCCTCGTCTACCGGGACAAGCTGCGGCAGGCGCAGACGAGCATCGCGTCGCGCCACATGACGCCGATCCGGGTCATCTCGGCGGCGGATATGTCGGCCCCCGACACGGACGCCCTGCGCGACCAAGTGGACTTGGCCCTCCAAGACCCCGACTACTCGATCATCACGAACTTTGAGATCAACTGGAACGAGATGGGGTCGCAGGGGCGACTCTTGGAGCTCTCGTCCGAGTACGACATGACCGACCGCCAGATGTACGCTGGCCTCGGCGTGACGGAGTCTCTCCTGTCGGGTGAGTCGAGCTACTCCGGGGACCGCATCAACCTAGAGGTCATCAACACCCGGTACATGCTCCTCCGCGAAGTTCTCCAAGACATGGTGGAGGACAGGATGCTGCGCCCGATGTGCCGCCGCATGGGCTACATCGAGACGGACGACGAGGGCAACGAGACGGTGATCTGCCCCGCCCTGTCGTTCACGCGCCTCGCCCTGCGGGACAACGCGGACACGTTCGACGCCCTCTTCAACCTGTACCAGAAGGGCTCCCTCGACGTGGACACGATCTTGGAGCTACTGAACATCGACCCGCACACGACGCTGGAGCGCCTCAAGCGGGACGCCCTCACGTTCAACGACTCCAAGTTCAACGACGTGCTGGGCGGGCTGTACGGGGAAGTGGGCCGCGCCCTCGCGGAGAACTCCAACGCCGCCGAGCGCATCGCGGAGACGCTGGGCCTCAAGTACGCGAAGCCCCAAGCAGACGAGGGGCGTTTCTGAACTCCGATACTTACAGGGCCATCCCCTGATCGGTTCTCGCTTCGACGGAATCCGCCCGGATTGCTCCGGGTCTTACGTTTCCTCCACGAGCAGTCACCGGAGTTCCTCCGGTCATATACGTTACGCCCCAACCCCGCAGGTTGAGAGCCGCGTTCACGTCTCGGTCTTGCGTGTACCCGCAACAGTCGCAGACGTAGGTGCGCTCCGACAGGGGTAGGACCGACTTCACGTTCCCGCAACCGTTACAGGTCTTGCTAGACGGGTAGAAGCGGTCTGCGATCACCAGCGGCAAGGTAACGTGATAACCCGTTTCTAGCCCTATCCCCGGCGCAAGGTGGAGCACGCCACCATGAACCGCCGCCGCGCCGACGAGAGGCCCTCCCTCCTCCCGATCATGCACCCCCTCTTCAACATGAGGGAGGTGTGCAAGCAGACCGCCCTGTTGGAGGATCACCTCAACAACGAGCGGAAGCGGTGCATGGACTGCATCCGCAAGCACTTCCTGACCATCGAGGCCCTGCTGGAGGAGGCTGTCAGTCTCGACAACAAGGCCAAGTGGGCCGACCTACTGGACGGCAAGGTGGAGCTCGTGCGGGAGTGCCAAGAGCGGTGGGTTGACGGTGAGGAGCCCTGTGACATCGCCCAAGATCTCCGGGCGATCCGCAAGGAGCTCACCCCCAAGTGCTTCGACCTCCGTGAGATGACGCAGGAGTCCCGCCTCGCGAGCCGTGTGGCTTCTCGGTTCCTCCGTAGGGTGGCATGACCGTGGAGACCGTTCTGAAAACTTGTGTGAGGTGTGGAATTCCCCAAGACCCCCTCAACTTTCATCGGGATTCTCGTCGGTTAGACGGTCTCAAGCCCTATTGCAAGGGTTGTCGAAAGACAGAGGGCGATCCCGAAAAGGACCGTTCTCGTAAGCGTACATGGTACGAGAAGAACCGACTAAAGGTGATCGAGTCGGCACGGGCACGCATCGTAGCCGATCCCGCTCGCCGCAAGAAATGGTGGGCAGATTACTATGGGAAAAATTCCGACAAGGTGAAGGCCGATACTGTCAAATGGCAGAAGGCACACCCCCACGTTGTCGCATGGCGAAGTCTCTTGAACACCAACGGAGATTGGCATATTGACCATATCCGGCCCCTGTCTAGTTTTCCTTCGGACGCGGATACTCGCATGGTCAACGCCTTGGACAACCTCCAGCCACTCTGGGCTACTACCCGTGTGATTGATGGCGTTCTCTATGAGGGAAATCTCAACAAGAACGGTCGGTGGCTATGAGCCCAATTCGCCTGTCGGTATTTGACTTCGACGGGACGCTGTTCCGCAGCCCCGAGAAGCCCGAGGGCTGGGAAGCTGGGTGGTGGGGAAACCTCGCATCCCTCACCCCGCCCATCGTGCCCGAGTCCCCCGGTGCCGACTGGTGGAACGGCTCCGTGGTGCAGCGGGCGAAGCGGGACATCGGGGACGGTGAGACCGTCGCGGTGCTCCTCACGGGCCGTCTCGCCAAGAAGTTCACCCCCCGCCTCCGAGACCTCCTCTCGCAGGCGGGGCTGAAGTTCCAGCACGTCTACCTCGCCAGCGGCGGGGACACGGAGTCCTACAAGCTCCGGGTGATCGGTGAGCTCCTCAAGGAGTACCCGACGGTGACGGGCGTGGACATCTGGGAGGACCGGGCGAACCACCTCCAGAAGTTCGCGGACTTCGTGGAGTCGCAGGGGAAAGCCGCGTTCCCACACCTCGTGACGGTCACCGCCCACGAGCCCGAGAGCGCCCCGAGTGCCGAGAAGGTAGCGAGGCTATACCTAGTTGGGGGGCGCTGATGTCCGTCGGGCTTTTCATCCCTCTTCCCGCGAATCTCGCGGAGAAATTCCCGTCGCTGGGCGACCATGACACGTCCCCACCGCACGCCACGCTGCTGTACTTCGGGGACGCCCCCGAGGACACCGAGCGTTTCCTCGACGTGTTGCGGGCGCATCTCCAGCAGTGGCCGAGAGAGATCACCGCGACTCTGCGGGGCCTCCGTCACTTTGACAACCCGGACGGCACCGTTGCCTACAACGGCGTGCGGTTCGATGCCGACGTGGCGGGCTTGCGTGCGTCCCTCATCGCGCACCTGTCCGACAACGGGTTCCCCTCCACGGACCGATCCCCCACCTACTATTACCCCCACGTCACGCTGGCGTACCTACCGCCCAACAGCGTCGGGGAGTATCGAGGCCCGGTGCCCGATGGCTCATGGACTTTCGACGAGGTGGAAGTCTGGGGGCTGGGGGACGACCCGGTGGCGCTGCCCTTGGGGGGAGCGAGCACGTCGCGCGTCGCCGCCCGCTACAAGTCCAAGAAGAAGATCGAAACCAAGGACGGTGGCGAGGCCACGGTGTACGAGTACGGCCCGAGGCAGGTGGCCAACCGTCACCGCGAGAAGGCCGAGCGGGTCGAGCACCTCCGCAACCACATCAGTGACCTCCGTGAGCGGGTGTCGAGCGACCTCAAGTCCGACGACCCCATGACCCGGCTGACGGCCCTCGCCGTGAGCCTCATGGATCACACCTGCGAGCGGGTGGGCAACGACGATTCCGCCAAGAACGGCCACTACGGGGTGACGGGCTGGAAAATCGAGCACGTCACGTTTCGTGGTGACACCGTCACCATCGAGTACGTTGGGAAGTCGGGAGTCGATCACACCAAGACGGTGGACCACGGCCCCACGGTCAAGGCGCTCCGAGAGGTGTGCAAGGACCGGGATGGCGGGGACGCCATCTTCGACACGGGCGACGCCAAGGTCAGCGCCGACGACGTGAACGATTACCTCGCGGAGTTCGACGTGACAGCCAAGGACATCCGTGGCTACCGGGCGAACGACGAGATGTGCAAGGCCCTCCGAGAGGAGCGGTCCAAGGGGCCGAAAGACCTCCCTCGCTCCCGCAAGGAGAAGGACAAGATCCTCAAGGACGAGTTCAAGCGGGCGCTGGAAACGGTCGCGGAGACCGTCGGGCACGAAGCTGCCACCCTGCGGTCCCAGTACCTCGTGCCGGGTCTGGAGGACCAGTACGTCCACGACGGGACGGTCATCAAGTCCCTCAAGACGGCGACCAAGACGGACGCCGAGCGAGAGGACGAGGCCACCGAGAAGCTGGTGAAGCCCTCGCCCAAGAAGAAGCCCCCGCGCAAGGACCTACGGAACGAACGGGTGGAGTCCGAGGACGACCCGGACCTCGACACCGACGACGACGACCTGTCGCTCAACTTCAAGAAGGTGGCTACCAGCCTCTTCGCGGAGATGGCCGTCCGTGTTGCTGCTCGCTATCTCGACGCCAAGCGAGACCGCCCGTCTCGCAAAGAGCGCAAGAAAGAGAAGATGAAGCAGCGCGAGGAGGAGGAAGACGAGTTCCTCGCGGACGTGGAGGGTCGGAAATTCGTCAACCCGGACACGGGCAACGAAGTCGGGTTCAAGTCTCTGCCTCGCGAGGAGCAGAAGAAGATCCGCGCCAAGTGGCGGGCGAAGCGTGAGAAAGAGAAGGACGACGACTCTCCCGAGGTGACCATCGAGGATTCCACCGACGAGGAAGCCAAGAAGTTGGAGGAAGAGTACTCCGAGGGTGAGAAGCCCGAGGGAGAGAAGAAGCCCGAGAAGAAGCCCGAGGACGACGAAGAGGGCAAGCGGCTGACGGAGGAGTACGAGGCCGAGAAGTCTCTCACCAAGTCCGAGCTCGACGAAGCCAAGGCCGACGAGGCCGAGGCCCAGAAGGCGAAGGACGAGGCCGACGCATCCGCCAAGAAGGAGAAGGAGAAGGCCAAAGCCTACAAGGCCCCCCCGTCGGACGAGCTCCTCAACGAGGTGACCAAGGACCTCACCACGAAGGCCAAGCTCACCGACGCTGCCGCCAAGAGCACCGAGCGGCTCATCGGGGACACCGTCGAGAACCAGAACGAGGCTGCGGTCGAGGACTTCAAGCAGCAGAGCCGGGAGCAGGCGCAGGGGATTCTCGACCGTGCCGCTGCGGGCGGTCCCAAGGCGTTGGCTATTCCAGACGGGGTCTTCCCGAAGGACGCCAAGCTGGGCAAGACGTACAACGCCGAGAAGGTCGAGAGTTTCTTGGAGAAGTCCCGGGACGCCCGAGACAAACTCCACGAGAAGGCCGGGGAGGCGCAGGGAGACCTCGCCAAGGTCACGGAGGACATCAGCGAGAACGCCGGGAAGATCCGCGAGCACCGGGCCACGATCCGCGAGAAAGCCGCCGAGCTCCGAGGCGCGGACAAGGGGATCGCGGATGCCCAGAAGGCTCACACAAAGGCCGAGGAGGCACTCAAGGCCGCGATCTCGCCCGTGCGTGACCCGAAGGAACTCAAGAGTGCCCGTGACGCGAAAGACCGGGCGCAGTCGAGCTACGACAGCGCCGTCGAGAGGATCACCTCCAAAGACCCGAAGGTGAAAGAGGCCGAGGCTGAACTGGATGAGGCCGAGAAGTCCCTTCAGACGGCTGAACCAGAAGCCTCCGAGGAAGCCAAGGCCAAGCGGGACGAGGCTCTCAAGAAGTTTGAGGATGCCCGAGAGACGGCCATCTCCAATGCCAGCGATGACGCCCGAGAAGAGATCGACCTCGCCAAGAAGGAACTGGACGAGGCTGATACGGCACTCACGAACGCCCGCAACCCGAAGCGTGATCCGAAGGCCGTCGAGGAGGCCAAGGCAAATGCCCTCGAAGCCCTCAAGAAGCTCGACGGGCTGAAGGCCGACAAGGCCGAGGCCCAGAAGGCGAAGACCAAGGCCGAGAAGGACTTGACCGAGGCTACGGAACGGTCTGCCAAGCTGGAGGAGGCGAAGACCAAGGCCGAGGAGACGGTGAAGGGGCTGGAGGCGGACCTCGCGGCCAAGAACACCGAGCTCAACCGCCAGACCGCCTACGCCATCGGGATGACCCACTACATGGCCACCCAGACGGACCCCACCGTGGGGGCCAGCGACCCCGCCACGCGGCGCACCGAGTCGGCCAAGAAGTACGACAACCTCACCCCCGAGGCCCGTGAGGAGGGGCTGGGGCGGTCCAACGACGAGGTGAAGCGCCTCAAGGAGGAGGTCGAGGACGCCACGGGCGAGGCGCGTGAGGCACTTCAGAAGGAGCTCGCCGTGGCCGAGGCCGAGAACCAAGCCGCCCGGTTCTCTAACATCGTCAATGGCGAGGAAGACCGTGACGATGACATCGCCACCAAGCTCATCCGCAAGTTCGGCAAGGAGCGCGGGATCGACGACCCCCACATCCAGACTCTCTTGGAGATAGGAACGAGGGGTCCAGAGGGCCGGAAGGCGTTCTACAACCTCGCCAGCAAGCTCTCGGACGATGACTTGACCGAGCTCGTCGGGGACATGGGTGGCCCGTCCGCCGACACCCTCAAGAGCTTGGGAGGCTTCGCTGGGAAGGGGGCGAGGGAGGCCATCCTCAAGATGACGGCGCTCAACCTGTCGGGGGGCGTGGCGACCGAGAGTGAGCTCGACGAGCTAGAAAGCGCCTCCGAGGGGCTGTTTGAGGGAGTCCGTTCCTCCCTCGCCCGGGCCAAGAGCTCCGGGGCTCGCAAGAAGCTGGTGGAGGGAGCGAAGGGGATGGCATCGTGGATCAAGTCCAGCACCGAGAGCCTTCCGGCCAAGCTCTCGGAACAGCGGGACCGCTTCTTGTCGAAGCTCGATCAGATGGCGTTCATCATCAAGCCCTACATCCCTCAAACTTCCTCCCCCTCGACGGCGAGAGTCGCCGCTCGTTTTCTCTCTTATCCCACGACGGGTAAGTAGTGGGTGTATCCCGCCGGGAACCCCCCGTTTCGTCCATGCGCCCACGGTGACCCCGGCGGGACCAAAGGAGAACCACTCTCATGACCACCACCAAGAAGGCTTCCAAGGCGGGTGCTCGCCGCGTTACGGCGAACCTCGACGTTCTCGCGTCGCTGTTCCAGAACCACCACCGTTCGCTGGGCATCCCCCAGAAGGTGGCGATGGACTTCGCCTACCGCTGCGACCTCCTGTCGGACAGCATCGACCGCCGCAAGCAGGCGGGCTACTTCGACCCGAGCCAGATCGGCAAGGAAGTCCCCGGACCGCTGGTGTACGACGAGAACAACCCCTTCATGGAGGGGGAGTTCACCCGCGAGGAGTTCCGCGCCCTCGACGAGAAGCAGATGGCTGGTGAGCTCGCGGCGAACGCCGCCGCCCACGTCGCGGACCCCAAGCTCGCGTCGGTGATCCGCAAGGCTGCGTACAGCGCCGCCCTCGCCGCTCTCCGCACGGCCAAGAAGTCCGAGGAGGCCAAGGCCGAGGAAGCCGAGGAGACCACGGCGGAAGAGGCCAAGGCGGAAGAGGCCAAGGCGGAAGAGGCCAAGGCCGAGAAGCTCGCCCGCGCCCGCCGCGCCGCGCAGGCTCTCCGTCAAGCCAAGAAGTCCGAGGAGGCCGAGGAGCAGACCGCCGAGGAGGCTGACGAGGCCAAGGCCGAGGAAGCCAAGAAGTCCGCCAGCGCGTTCGGTCTCTTCCGCTGAACGGTGGCCCCCATGAGCACGTCCCGTAGGGGTACCTACGTCAACTATCAAGCCCGGGCGAGCGCCTTCAAGGTGGGCGACCGGGTGTACCCGATTCTCAAGGGCAACCCGAGCAACGGCGGCACCGTCGTCGCCGTTTGGCCCGCCATCGGGATGGTGGACATTCAGTACCCCCACGGGACGGCTCGTGCCCCGGTAGAGGATCTCCTCATCGACCGGGGGACCACCATCGAGTCCGAGGTGGACGTGCAGTCCGACACCGTGCCGGGTGGTACTCACACGGTGCCCGTGTCGGGTGGCCCGGTCCTAGAGGAGCGGGAGCGGTCAGCGCACCGGGTGGCGTCTCGGCACGTCAAGCAGGCGATCTACTGGGCGGCGAAGGGTCGCCAGTACAGGCCCAGCAAGACCGAGTTGGAGACGGGCAACCTCTGCTGCCCCCGGTGCGAAGAAGCCTACCTTCGCAAGACGGTGTACAAGCGTGAGGACGGGGCGAGCACGAAGCTCTACTGCTGCCCCGACTGCCTGTTCCTCATCCGGCGCGACGACATTCTCGGTTTTGAGGAGTAACCCACCGTGGCATTCCTTCGCTACGCCAACGCCCGTACCGTTCGTCCATTCACCACGGGATCGGGCTGGGACAACGTGCGCGTTGCCGCAGCGCAGGCCCGGATGGATCGGAACCTCGTCGGGCAAGCGTCCAAGATTCTCAACGAGCAGTTCGACCCGTCGAAGTACTTGTTGTCCCACGCCACCATCGTGGCGTCCGTGGACTGTCTCGACGTGCCCAACGCCCGTGTCGGCGCGGCGACGGTGGACGGCAAGAAGGTCAACCGCAAGACGACCGCCTACCGCATCAAGACCGAGTGCGAGCAGTTCATCAACAACAACTTCGACTCGTGGTCGAGGGATGTGCTCCTCAAGTCGTACAAGACTTTCATCGGGGCGCACAACTTCTTGGAGCACGTCCAGATCGAGAACCTGTCCAAGGGCCGCATCCTCGATGCCGTCGCCCGGGACATCGGGGACTCGATCTACATCGACATCCTCATCGCCACGGACCGCAAGCACCGGGAGCTCATCAAGGACATCGAGAGCGGAGAGCTCTCGACCTTGAGCATGGGCTGCTCTATCGACGGCTCGACGTGTACCAAGTGCGGCCACTGGGCGGCGGACGAGACCGAGTTCTGTGACCACGTCAAGTACGCCAAGGGCAACACGTTCTTCGACGAGAAGGGTCAGCGGCACCGCGTCGCGGAGCTCTGTGGCGATGTCTCCCTCGACCCCACGGGCGGGGTGCAGTTCATCGAGGCTAGCTGGGTGAAGGTGCCCGCGTTCAAGGGCGCGGTCGCACGGAACCTCATCACCCTGTCCAGCGGCGACAAGAGCAAGACCGCCAAGCGCATCGAGAAGGTGGTGGGCTCCGCTGCCCCCGTCATCCCCTCCGACGGGTACCTCAAGGCGGCGCGTACCCTGCTGGCAGACGAGGGTGATGGCGAGGAGGCTCCTGCGGATGCCCCCGCTGCTGCGCCCCCGGACCCCTTGAAGGAGGTCGCGGACGAGGTGCGGAAGTACGTCCTCGACACCGTGAAGAAGTCTCTCAAGGAGGACCTCGCCAAGGCTTCCCTCGCCCCGGCCATCCTCCCCCCGAGCGACGCCCCCAACGACACGGTGGTCAAGCAGGCCCGTGCGGTGAAGGCCCAGTACCTCGCCGGGGTGCGTAGAGCCATTCGCACCGCTTCCAGCGATAGGGAGCTTATCCAGAAAATCGCACGCTGGAACCACCAGCATTCGATTTTCGTCCCCGAGATTCTCTATCGTGCCGCCCTAAAGGTCGGGAGCTCGCACAGGTATGCGAGCCTTCCAGCGTTCCTCAACAAGTGTGAGGAGTATCTTGGTCGAGCCCCCAGCGTGGGCGAAGCCCGTACACTGATCCGACTCGCCAAGCTGCTCACGATTCGTACTGTCGGCGTCAAGCCGAAGCTCTAACAGGAGAAACACAATGACTCGACGCCGTCTGACGTGGAATGGTCGCACCGCTTCTGCCCCCCCGGCCATGCCCGGGTACCAAGAGCCCTCGATTCACCCCGCCGCGTACCCGGACCCGGAGGCTGACGCCTACGAGAACGGTGACACGAGCTCGTGGGCCGAGGACCCGCACCCCGGTCCGTACCCGAATTCTTTCCACCCGGCGCTCCCGGGCACCGAGGAGCCGATGGGCCACCCGGCGACGGACCCCGCCCACTACTTCCCGGCGGGCGTGACGAAGCAGGCGAGCCGCCAGCTTCGCGCCGCGATGGAGGCGAAGGCCGCTCGCTGCATCCGTCTCGCGACGGCGATGCTGGGCAAGAAGGCCAGCGTGTCGGCCATCGAGGACCAAGCCCTCGACCTCATGAACCTCACCGAGCGCCAGATCGCCGCCGCCCTCAAGCGCGTGTCGAGCGAGCCGCAGGCGGCGGACCTCCTCGCCATCGAGAACATGACCCTCACCCCGGAGCGGTCGGCGGACGCGATGCTGGCCGAGATGCTCGCGGAGGAGGCCCCCGTCGCTGGCAAGATGTCGGACGAGCAGGTGGCGGAAGCGATGCTGGCCGAGATGATGGCCGAAGAGGCTCCCGTCGCTGGCAAGATGTCCGATGAGGCCAAGGCCGAGGGTCTCCTCGCGGAGATGATGGCCGAGGAGGCCCCGGTGGCGGGCAAGATGTCGGGCAAGCTCTCGGAGGAGATGGCCGAGCAGATCGCGGAGATGGTCGCGGGCAAGCTCTCGGGCAAGCTCTCGGGCAAGATGTCGGAGGAGGCTTCGGACGAGGCGCTTCTGGCTTCGATGCTGGCCGAGGTCTCGGGCAAGACGGCGAGCCGCCGTCGTGCGTCGGGCAACTACGACAAGATGCCCGGTGACCAGAACGACCCGGCCCACTACAACTTCCGTGCGGAGGGCGTGCTCGCCTCTGCCAAGAAGTCGGAAGAGGCCAAGGCCGACGAGGCGAAGGCCGAGGAGATCGCGGAGGAGATCGCCGGGGACGTGAAGGGTGCCAAGAAGGCCGCTCTCGTTCGCCGCATCGCCCGCATCCTCGCCGCCAAGAAGTCCGAGGAGGCCGAGGAGACCACGGCGGAAGAGGCTGATGAGGCCGACGAGGAGCCCAAGGCTGGCAAGAAGGCTGGCATGACGGCGGAAGTCAAGGCCGCTATCGCGGAGCTCCTCGCTGACGAGGCGGGTCCGATGGCCGACGACCTCATCTCCGAGGAGGCCCCCGTGGCCGAGGAGATGGCCGACGACCTCATGCTGGACATGATGGGCGACGAGCTCTCGGGCGACGATGCCCCGGTGGCCGACGACCTCATGGCCCTCTACGGCATGAAGCTCGCGGGCAAGAAGTCGGAGGAGGCCAAGGCCGAAGAGGCCGAGGAGACCACGGCGGAAGAGGCCGACGAGCAGACCGCCGAGGAGGCCGAGGAGGCCCCCAAGGCTGGCAAGAAGGCGGCGCTTCGTCCGCAGGCCCGCAAGGCGTCCACGGGCGTCCGCACTCTCGGTGCGGTCTCCAAGGTCGCCTCGGGTGACGTGAACGACCTGTCGAAGCTCTGGGAGAGCGCCCCGGACGTGTCCAAGGTCTTCGGCTGATCCCGACGCTCTGACCGTCTAAACGAGAGGGCTGCGAGAGGAATCTCGCAGCCCTTTTCGTTTTCTACTCGATAGGTCCACCCGTAGGGTAACGGGGCAATGCCCCGGCAACTTGCCGCCTACTGACATGGTGTCGGGAAGCAGCAAGGGTCACCACGCCCCTGTGAACAGGGGTCAAAGGAGCACATCATGCCTTTGACTGGACAGGCGAGCGGTGGCTGGACGGAGTCCTCGTCGGCCCTTCGGATTCTGCACGTCGGCGTGCGGAACACCGTCGGGAACCTCACCGACGACAGCTTCACCCAGACCAACCCTCCGATCATCACGACGGCTGGCACGATTTCGACTTCTCCCGGCGCGCTCACCGAAGTTCTCGGTGTGCTCTCGGGTTCCGTGGCGTTCACCCGCCCGGACGCGGGGAGCAACTTCATCGGCGGTCCGACCAAGACCGCGATGGCTCTCCCCGCATCGGTGACGCAGGTTCTCCCGCTGGGCTGCTTCATCAACAGCGCCACGGGCAACCCCTACGAGAACCTCCCCGGCGTCGCGTCGGGCAAGGGTCCGTATGTCGCGGCGATGGGCACCTACGGCTCGCGTCTCTTTGAGACGCAGCTTCTCGTCGCCACCACGGGCACCGTGGTCGCGGCGGGCACGGCCCTCACCTACGTCGCGGGCCAGAAGCTCGTGGCGTCGCAGAACGGCTACCTGATGCCCTCGGTGGTCTTCAACGGCGCGGCCCTCGTGGCCGTGGACAACACCGCTGGTGGCGGTGCGTACAACACGCTGGAGAGCGTGAACGCGGGCGCGGTCGTGGCGACGACCATCGGCATCCTCAAGATGGCACCCGACTCGGTCATGAACGAGATCGTGTTCGACCAGCGCATCTGAGGAAGAGAGAGGAACACGACCATGACCACGCCCAACGTCAACACCGCGATCAAGCAGAAGATCATCGGTGACTACATCAAGACCGCCGCTGGCCGTGCGAAGCTCGCCGCCAGCATGACGCAGCCGCTCCGTACCCGCCGGGACTACATGAGCGTGGGTCGCAAGACCTTCCTCGTGGAGCAGCTTCCCGACGGTGCGCTGCCGATCTACGACAAGGACCCGGATGTCACGGCCTACGTCGTCGGTGAGGAGGGCGAGAACATCCTCGCCATCACCAAGCCGCGCCGCGTGATCTTCCCGCTGTTTGAGATCGCCAGCAACCCCGAGATCCCGCTGACGCAGATCAAGGAGCGCCGCTTCGATCTGATCGAGCGTTCGCAGGACCTCGCCCGCGCGATGATTCAAGCCGCCGAGGACGAGCGCGTCTTCGCCGTGCTCGACGCCATCGCCGTCAACGGCTTCGACAGCATCCCGGGCGGCACCAACCCGGACATCCCCGTGGTCGCCCCGCTCAACGGCGCGGTCCTCGCGGATGCCTTCGCACTGATCGAGCGTCACGACCTCCGCGTCGCCCGCGTCTACATGAACGCGCGTGACTACGCGGATGTCCGCAAGTTCGGTCGGGACATCCTCGACATCGAGTCGCAGGCGACCCTGCTCAAGACCGGCCTCCAAGCGACCCTCTGGGGCGCGCAGGTCATCACGAGCCGTCTCGTCCCGGCTGGCACCGTGTACGTCTGCTGCGAACCGGAAATGTTCGGGCGCATCCCGGTCCGTACCGAGCTCACGGTCCTCTCGGCGGACGACCCCAAGGCCCGCACCATCGGCTTCTCGGTTTTCGAGAATTTGGGCATCGGCGCGTACAACCCGCGCGGTCTCGCCCGCCTCACGATCACCCGCTGAACCCGAAACGCCCTGTAACACAGGGTGTTGAAGTGGACGGCCCCGGGAGCGAAAGCCTCCGGGGCCGTTTGCTTTGTAGGCACGGTGCGTTTCGGTGCATTGACAGACACCGAGTTCCCGATGGTGTGGGGGCGGTCCTAGTCCTTCTATACAGCCTCTAGGGCATGAACCGACTCACCCTCATGCTTGTTCTGGGCCTCGCCGGGTGCGGCGAGTCAACTCCCTCGACCTTCGACGCCACCGTCGATCACCTCGATGCCAGCGACGTGTCCGCCGACGTGTCTTCCCAAGACGCCTCGATGGATTCCACCCTCGGCGTGGACGCCTCTCTCGACGCCTCTCTCGACGCCTCTGATAGCGCCGACTCGCAGTGATCTCCCAACGGAGAGGCGGGCACGGACGTAACCGCTGAAATGGAAACGGCCCCGGTAGCGAGAGCTCCCGGGGCCGTCGCCTTTCATGGGGGGCTGTTACGAGGTCTTCTTCGTGCCCTTCGTGCTCTTCTTCGCACGGGTCTTCTTGACAGGTGCAGGGGGTTCCTCGACCACGGGAGCGACGACCACGGGAGCCGGGGTTTCCACGGCAACGGGAAGGACTTCTGCCTTGGGGATGGGGGGTGCGGCCAACACGGGCTTGGTCACGGGTTCGACCACCACGGGCTTGGGCTTGGTCGTGATGGGCTTGTCCCAGAGCTTCGCCGCTGGCTTGGACACGGACTTGGCCACCACGGGGGCAGCGACGGGAGTAGCGATGGGGGCAGCGACGGGGGCCTCCACGGGACGCGACATGTGGGGGTGCAGGGATCGCAGGAGCGAGGAGTGATTCCGGGTCGGGAGACGCATGGTATGCCTTCCAGTAGGAGAGACGCCGTACTTCGTGGACCCTATAGGATGAGTATGGGTACGGTGCGACACAAGGAGACCCCTCTCTATGGCCGAGCTTCCATTCACCACAGGCGTGTTCCGCGACTACAAGGCGTCCGTCCGCTTCCACTTGGGCAAGATCCAGACGGATGTCTACAAGGACTCCGTCGTCCAGTTCGATGGTAGCACCCTCAAGATGGACGGCTCGACGCACTCAATCCCCGAGCTCCGCGCCGCGATCAAGGCGGGGTGGCTCACTCCAGTTGGCACCAACGTCGGTGACTACGTCCCGCCGTCGGCCAACGTGAAGGTCCGCCCCGCGATGGACAAGGACAAGGGGAAGGCCGTCAGCACGGAAGTTCAGCAGGACGAGACGTTCGTGGCGGACATCAAGGCCGTGACGACGGACGGGGTGAAGATCGAGTCCAAGAAGTTCAACGCTACGGTGGTGAGGGACACCGAGGGCGACGGTCGCTCCGTGGGGTCTGCCACGAAGAAGGCCAGTGCCCCCACGGGGGAGGGCTCCTCCGATGGTGAGACGGTCGCCAAGCTCAAGTCCGCCTCCAAGAAGAGCTTCACGGTGGACGGGAGCACCAGCATGAACGAAGACCCGTCTGTCGGCACCGACGTGACGGGCGTGGTCGAGCACGTCAAGCGTCCCACGGACGCAGGGGACACGCTCATTCGTGAGGGTCAGTCCAGCGACACGGGGAAGGTGCTCGCGAGCGTGAAGACCGCCGCGAAGCGCAAGGTCACCCTCACGGACGCCAACAGCGTGGACGCCGAGATCAGCAAGCTCGACAACGCTTCCCGCGTGGCCCTCGCCCCCAAGGGCAAGCGGGACATCGCCGCCCTCGCGGGTGACACACTGGAGGAGATCGTCCCGGCGAACGAGCCCGAGAACCGTGGCCGGATGCTGGCCGAGCAGGCCAAGGCCAAGCGTCTCGCCGCCCTCAAGATCAAGGAGATCGAGGCCACGGCTCCCGAGGAGGGAGACCTTCCCGACCCTGCGGACAGCCCCATCCCGGTGGCGGTGATCGACGTGAAGCCCGCGAAGGTGACTGCCAAAGCTCCCAAGTCCATCGAGGACGCGGTGGTCAACGGGGACGAACTGGAGCTCGCCCCGGGCGTCCGCTGGAACAAGAAGCTCCACTGGAAGACCCGCGTGAAGCAGGCGGTCCAGTACAAGGACCGTCCCGAGGTGCTCGACCTCATTCGTGGCTACGAGGTCTCCACGGTGGTCAAGGCCATCGACGAGGCTCTCGCGGCAGCGAAGTGATCGCCGTTTTCTAGCCTTTCACTCGTGCGAGGGGAGATGCCCTCCCCTCGCAAAGCCTCCAGCCAAGTGTCGTGGTCGCTCCTCACAGAGGGTGTCACCCAGTCTCGTGTCGAGGCTCACCGAGTGCGTCTCTTGGTGGACCGGGCGATGGCGCTCATCGAGACCTCGGAAGCCAAGGACCACCTCTGGCAGGTGGGCGGCGACATCATCCAAGGGCTCCCGCAGCGGCTCTCCGAGCTTGAGCGCGCCCTCGACCGCACGAACTACGCCCTCGTCGTGATGGGCGAGGAGTTCTTGCGGGGGCGCATCGGCATCGACGACCGCACCGAGGTGGACGAGGCCATCAAGACGCACCCCTACGCGGGTGTCCGCCAGAAGCAGGACTCGCTCGCGGCGCGGGTGGCAGCACGGCACCTCCGGGCGCAGTTCGGTGCCGGGGCGGCTCCGAGCGCCGAGCACTGGTTCTTCGACAACCCCGAGAAGCGTGAGACTCGCGAGTTCGCGGAGACCGGGGCGCTCTCCAACCTCCCCCCCACGGCTGCGAAGGCCGTGAAGGAGTTCGCGGCTCCCGACCGTTCGGTGAGCGAGGCCAAGCAGGAGGCCAAGGTCGCCCCGCCCCCGCCCCTCAAGATCGAGAAGAAGCCGGGTGGGAAGCAGTTCAGCACGCTCAACCGCTACCTCGTCCAGACCGAGCAGCCCAAGGCGGGCAAGAAGGTCCCGCAAGGGCGCGAGGACATCCCGAAGGCGAAGGTGATCTGATGCCGTCCTCGTCGGGTGATGTTGACGACCTGTACGTCATCAAGGCCGGGGACAAGCTTACGGCGACGGCGGGTCCGACCATGCGTGCGTCCGGGTGGCGTGCGGGCCAATGGGTCCGTTACGTCGAGCCCCAAGTCCCGCCCGTGTCCGAGTACACCGTAGAGAAGTCGGACGGCGTGACGGCGGCTGGCATCGTCATGTACGGGTCCGAGAACTACTCCAACCCCCGCGTCTCGACCTACCGCAACTACACCAGCTACCAGAATGCCTCGTCGTTCATGGCGGTGAGCGCCGGGTCCAGCGTGGTCACGATCCTCGTGAACGGCGGGCGCTACCTCACGCTCATGTACGAGACGGTGTCCCTCAACGTGTTCGGCGTGCGGGCTGGGCCTCCTGCCGTGTACACGATCAACGAGTTCCTCAAGATCAGCGAGAACGGGTTGCTCTGCAACGACCCCGACGCTCTCCTGCTGCTGGCCACGGGCGGCACGGATGTCATCACGGCGGGCGTGTGCTCGCGCATCCCGACCCCCGGCAATCCTCAACTCGGTCTGGACCTCAAGTTCTGATGGGACACACCCCGGACAACACGGAGATCGTCGAACGCCTCCTCGCCCGGATGCGTCTCGCGGACTATCGCGCCCCGGCGGGCGACCTGTCCGGGTACCGCACCTACCCGAGCGAGAAGCCGAGCAAGGGGATCGGGACTCCCAGCGGCGACAGCATTCACCATGCCCCCGGCGAGTCACCGAGGTCCGACCGGGACCGTGCGGCCCCGATGCGCCCGGGGCAGAAGGACGAGCTCCTCCAGAAGACGCCCGGGAACGTGGTGTTCAACACCCCCGGCCCGTCGAGCAAGGAGGAGGGCACGAAGATCCACGTCCGCTCTCCGGGCACCCCCGGCGAGGAGTACGGCCACCCCTACAAGCTCAACGTCACCCCCCGCCGCACCGAGGCGGCGTACAGCGGGATGTCGTACCCGAGCTACAGCCAGAAGCAGAAGAAGCAGAAGGGCGAGGCCAAGCTCTACTACAAGAAGTACTACGTTCGTCACAAGGGCAAGATCAAGTCGAGGGCCAAGCGGGACTACCTCCACAAGAAGAACAGCCAGACGTTCAAGAACACCCGCAAGCGTCGCAACAGCGTCAAGTACGGCTGGCGGTTCCACCGACTGAACAGCGGCGGCTACCGTAGCCCTGCGGAGCGGTCCCGAGAGCACCGTGAGAACCAGAAGAAGGCCACGGTGGCCATCTCGTTCTACCACCCCAACTACGGGGAGGGGCTGATCCTCGACGTGCGGGACCAAGACGTGCTCATCCAACAGACGGACTCGCTGGGCGGTCCGTCACTAGGAATCGGCACGGTCCCGTTCTTCACGTTCCTCCGGGGCGTCGAGTTCTACGACGAGGCGAACATCGACGCCTTCTTCGACCTCGCGGACCTCGACTTCGACCGTGACGACGAGGACGACGAGGCTCAACGGCTGGCGTCGTTCTACCGGGAGACCTTCCGGCCCGGTGACAACCTCGATCCCGGCGATGGCGTGCGGGACTTGGGCGAGCCGTCTCCCGTGTCTCCGACGCTCCCGTACTACGACACGGACAGGAACTACCGCACCCCTGCCGAGGCGATGAACAACATCAGCCCCACGGACAACAACCCCGGCTCTGCCAAGGTCATCCCCGAGGGGCACGACTTCCAGAACCGCAAGGCGAGCGCCGAGAGGGTCGCCGCGAAGATGGCCGAGATCCTCCAAGGGATCGACCCCGGCATCCAATCTCGTGCGGTGGGGATCACCCCCAAGATGAAGCGGAGTGACCCGAAGAACACCGTGTACTCGTTCACCGTGCCGGGGAGCGCGGGCGAGACGTACACCGTGAAGGTCAAGGGCGTCCCCAGCAAGAACATCCGCACCATCGGCAAGATGGACTTGAAACTGTCCTGCACCTGCGACTTCTGGCGGTGGCAGGGGCCAGAGCACTGGGCCAAGGTGGGGGACTACCTGTTCGGCAAGCCCTCCGGGTCTGCCTCGACGCCCGATGTCAAAGACCCCAAGGGCCGCAACCGCCTGTGCAAGCACGCCGTGGCGGTGCTGGACCTCGTCGGGAAATGGCCCGCTTTCGGGAAACGGTAGGGTCTAGCCATGCCCACCTACGAGTACCTCTGCGAGACGTGCGAAGCCGGGTTCGAGTGCTACCTGCCCATGAGCCAATGCTCGGACCCCCAGCCGTGCCCGGAATGCGGGGCTCTCGGCAAGCGTGTCCTCTCCATGCCCAACTTCGTCCTCAAGGGCGACGGCTGGCCGGGGAAGAACATCAAGATCAAGGGCCAGATGGAAGCGAAGAACCGGGTGCTCGACCAGAAGCAGGAAGAGCGCAAGCGCAACCCTGCCGTCCGTCTGTCCCCCAACGTGGACGGTGAGCGCGTGGATAGCTGGTCCGACGCCCAGAAGCTCGCGGCGTCCAAGGGCAAGAACACCGAGAGCTACGACGCCAAGGTGCGTGAGGAGAAGGCCAAGTGACCCGCCAACGAGAAATCCCCTCGATCCAGTACCGCTCCCAGAACCAGATCAACATGGTGTTCCCGGTGCTGCCGGGGGTCCCGAAGATTCGCATTAGCGGCGCGGCGCGTCTCAACGACGCCTATGGCAACGTGGCGGGCGTCGGCGGTGGGGGAGTGATCCCCATGTTTGAGGTGCTCTCGGGTGCGACCTTCAAGTCCCCGTCGATCATGGCCCGGAAGCTCCCGGCGTTTGAGGACACCAACCGTGGCCTCACGCGCATGATCTTCGACCCGGACGACTACACCACCCCCGCACGGCCCGCAGGCACCAGCTACATCCCCACGGATGACCAGTCGATCTACCTGCGGATCGAGACGTGGAACCCCGTGACCTCGACATGGAACCCACCGGGTCCGATCATGATCGTGCCCCCCTACGACTTCTTCACCACGAAGGAGCCCGTGTTCACCGTCACGGGGAAAGCCCCGGACATGGCGCTGGGGGCGTGGCCTGCGGGCCTGCCCGACTTCATGCAGCCCACGACGATGAACTTCCTGCTCCCGGCGTACAGCACGACCATCTCGGTCGGCAACCTCGACTCGGGCAAGGTGCTCTTCACCTCGTTCCACCCCGGGATGCCACCCACGGTCATCATGCCGAAGACCGACATGGGCCTCACCGGGGCGGGCGTTCCAGAACTGTTCGTGGTGAGCCCGGACGGCAACCCGTGGTTCACCGTCCGGGGCGCCGGGGTGAACAGCGCCTAACCGTCCTATCAGACCTCATAGGTGAGGTGTCCCAGTGTTGCAGATCATCAAAGACCGTGTGTCTACAACGCTGGGGGCGGGGCCGACAGAGCTTCTCACCTCTAGCGGCATCGAGGTCGGCGGGTACCAACGCTTATCCTTCATTCTAGTCAACACCGGGGCGGCGGACCTCACGGACCTCGCCGTCTACTGGCTCGACAGCTACACGGGCACCGATTGGTCCCCCGCTGACGAGGGTGCGTACCTACCGGACGGGACGCTCCCGGCGGGAGATTCCATCGAGATCACGGTGACGGATATCTCTCGCGCCAAGATGCGGATCGTCGTCACGGGGACGGCGGGACAGACCGTGAGGCTCTCACTCTCCGCGACGTGGTCGTGACATGACCGTTTTCATCAACGGCGTCCCGTCTACTGCGACCATATCTACCATCAAGGCGGCGGTCCGTGCGGCGTCCCAAGGCGACCTCGCCGCGACCCGCACGGGGAACAACCTCATCGCCAACGCCGTGGGATCGCTCACCAAGGCTGCAATCGACGGCGGGTGGGCCATCGGTGCGGCCCTGTCCGTGGGGGATAGAATCCTCGTCTGCAACCAACTCACCCAAGCCGACAACGGCATCTACGTCATCGGGGATCTTGGTAGTGCGGGTACTCCTTGGGACCTCGTCCGCGCGCCCGACGCGAACGAGAGCCACGAGCTCGTACCGCAGATGCTCGTGCCCGTGAGCGAGGGCACGGACGCCAACGGTTCCTATCAGTTGTCCGTTTCTCCGCCGATCACCATCAACAGCACGGCGCTGATCTTCACGAAGCAGGGCGGGCCTCCTTCGGGTCCAGCGGGCGGGGCGCTCTCGGGCACCTACCCCAACCCCGGCATCGCCAACAACGCGGTCACCCTGTCCAAGCTCTCGGCGGGTGTCGTGGCGGTCCTCCCCTCGACGGACGAGAAAGCTGCGCTGGTTGGGACGAACGGCACCCCTTCGGCCCTCAACCCCTACGTCACGAACACGGACCCGCGCGTGGTCAACGCGATCACGGTGGGTACCCACGAGACGCTGAACACGCTGGTCCACAACCTCGCGGAGACCAGCTACGAGGAGATCACCCGCACGTCGGGACTCATCACCAACGTCACCGTGTGGCAGAGCGTCGCGAAGCTCGCGAAGGTGCGGGAGACGGTAATCACTCGCACGGGCGGGTTGGTCAACACCGTCACCGACAAGCAGTACGACGACTCGGGCGTCCTCGTTCAGACCATCACGCAGACCTACAACAGAACGTCCGGGCTCATCACGTCCGTGAACGTAGTGGAGACGTAAGCCATGCCTTTCACGGTGATCGAGGGCTCAGTCCTCCTGTACGACGCGAACGGCAACCCGATTGCCGTGTCCAACGGTCAAGTCACCAACAGCAACCGGGCGCTTCCCGTCGCTGGCACGGACGGGACGAACTTCCGGTTCCTCCGCACGGCGGCGGACGGCACGGTGCGGGTGGACCCCTCGGGTACGACCGCGCAGCCCGTGACCCAATCCACGGCGAGCCAACTCAACGCCACGGCGACGCAGGGCACCGCAGCGGCGCTTGCGGGTGCATGGCCCGTGAAGGTGACGGACGGGACGAACACGCAGCCCACGGGTGACGTGGCGGCGCGGGCCGTATTCCACCAGATCACGGACGGGACCAACGGCCCGGTGGCCGTGAAGACGGCGGGCGCGGACGGTGCCAGCAACACCGAGAACGTCCTGTCCACTCTCGCACGCCTCGCGGGCTTGAACGGCGGCGGGACGTGGGATCGCCTCCGGGCGGGGCTTACCACGGTGAGCTCCACCCTCACGGGGATGCTGAATACCCTTCCGTGGGGCGTGTACAACACCTCTCCCACGGTCCGCACGAACGGGCAGGGCGGGCCTCTTCAGACGGACGCCAGCGGCAACCTGCTCGTGTCGATGAGCGGTGTGACCACCCCCACTAGCTTCTCGCTGCTTGACCCGCGCAGCACGGGTTTCTCCCAGCGGGTGAACCAAGTGGGCGAAGCGGTGGTGCAGCAGCCCATCGTCCTCGTAGACGGGCCGTTCTTGGGTGCCGCCCTCGACCCGCAGTTCTGGACCACCACGGGTTCCAGCGGCAGCGGGACGACGACCGTCAGCAACTCGGTGGCATCCCTCACCACCGGGGCGACGGCGAACTCGGAGGCCCTTCTCCAGACCGCGCTCATCGCTCGGGCCGCGCCGACGCACCCCAACTCCCTTCGCACCAACATCTACACTCCCGACTCGGGCACGGCGAACAACGTCCGTCGCATCGGCGTGGACGACGGGACCAACGGCCTCGGCTTCGTCATCAACGGGTCGGGCGCGGGAAACCTCGGCATCTACACCCGCAAGGCGGGAGGGGCCATCTCCGACACCTACGTTCTCAACGGCAACGCTGGGGCGTCCGTGAACTGGACGGCGGGGAAGCACACGCTGGAAATCGAGTACCTCACCAGCGCCCAGTACTTCTTCTTGGACAAGGTGCTGATCCACACGATCACCCCGGCGACCGCGCCCACCACGGCGAATCTCAACCTCCCGATTCGGTTCACGAACACGAACAGCGGCGGTTCGACCACGAATGTCACGATGAACGTGTGGACCGCTGCGATTCGCAAGCTCGGGAACTCCACCGCTCGCCCCACCTACAAGCACATCGCGGGTGCCGCCACCACCATCCTCAAGATCAGCCCCGGCACCCTCTACACCATTGCTACTGGCAAGACGGCGGGCACCGTGTCGATCTACGACAACGCGGCGGGCACGACGGCGAACCCCATCTCCATCATTGACCTGTCCGGGTCCAGCCCCGCAGCGGTGTGGAACTTCGGTTCTATTGGCTTGGACTTCTTGAACGGACTCACCGTCATCACGTCCGCCTCGGGCGTGGACATCACCGTCATCTACGAGTGACCCGCACTCCTACACCGTTTTCCGTTCTATTCCTCGGCGGGTAGGTAGGGCGGATTTCGTTCCCCCCGGACCCCGTGGACTCTGCCACCGACACCCGGTGGAAACGAAAACAGGAGCAAAACCATGCCGTTCATCTGCCTCGCTCGCACCGACATCCCCAACAGCACCCTTCAAGTGACGGACCTCTGGCCCAACAAGAGCCAGTACAACCCGACGCTGGACCCCCCGGCGGTCGGTCCGCTCTACATCGACGCCGTGGTGACCAACAACGTCGTCCTCATCGCCCCCGTTGGCGGGACGCTGAAGTTCGTCGCGGCGGTCTCGGGTCTCGCGGCCTACCTGCTCGCCAACGTGCAGGCGTCGGGCGCGGGTGGCTCGGCCCTCACCCCGACGCAAGCCAACGATGCGGCGACGGCGATCATCGCGGCGATGCGGGCGGGCTCGTCCCTCTCCCTTGCGGCCATCAACGCCCTCCTCGTGATCGCTGCTGGCGCGGGCACGGAGCTCACCACGGCGGGCGGCTCTCTCTCGACGGGTGCCGTCTCGGACGTGCTCCGCATCCTCGCGGGCATCTCCTACACGGTCCCGGCGGGCACCACCGTCCAAGTGGCGGGCGTGTTCACCGCGCAGGCTGGCGCGGCGGCGTGGAACGCGGCGAACTTCGCCGTGGGCAACAAGGACATCCTCCCGACGGACTCGTCGTTCTACCAGTCGCTCGCCTACGGCAAGATCGCGGGCTTCAAGTCCGCGAGCTTCTCGTACAAGGGCGTGACGGGCGCGGCGATCACCGTGTACGACGACGCTGGCGGCGTGTACTGAACCACCCCCCACGAAGGGAATCCAACCATGACCATCGTAGCAGCCATCGGCGCGACCGACGCCACAGCCCTCGGCAGCGCCGGGGCGGTGACGGGGCCTCGCTCGCTTCTCTTCTTCGGAACTGCGAACATCGCGGCGGGTGACAACGTCACCCCCGCGAGCTCGACCCCGGTGCAATCGGGCTTCTGCGGCGTTTCCGCCGTCGTGGTCAGCGTCCCCATGATCCGCCCCGGTTCCGTCACGGGTCTGGGCATCCGGCTCTCGGGTGCAGCGGCGGGCAGCGTGGCGATCTTCGGTGTCTACAAGAACGGCACCATCGTCGCCTCATTGAACATCGGCCTCACGGGGGACCAGAACTTCGCCACCTATCCAGAGGGTCGCTATGCCTTCGCGGCGAACGACGTGATCGACGTTCGCATCCGCACGGGCTCGGGTTGGTCCGCGACCACCGTGGACGCGGCCATCTCCGTCGAGATTCAGACCACCACCTGATCTCCCCCGCCATCACGGTAGGTAGGCTTTCAGCCCGCCTACCGTGATGGCCATCGACGCCTACATCGGGCAACCGTTCGTCTTTCAGACGGTGTTTCTCGATCCCGTGACGGGAGCTCCGCTCACCGTTACGGGCGTCAACGTCACGCTGTTCTATTACACACCTACGCCAGCGACGAGGATTACTCTCCTCAACGCAGTGGCGATGAGTGCCGTGACCCCCCCGTCCCCGTCCCGGTACTCCTACCAGTACACGCTGGACCCAGCACTGACGGACGGAACGCCCCTGTACGTCGAGTACCGTGGGACGGACGCCCTTCTCAACGTGATCGTGCAGCGGGAAGTGCTCAACGCCAAGTCGTACCCCAGCGACCTCGGGTTGCGGGCCAGCTTCACCACCCCCCTCGGATCGGGCGGTGGTGGGCATGGGTGGGACTGCGGGTGCGGGTGCTGAACCTCCAAGGAAGGTGACCCATGAGCGTAGTCTTCACCCCGAATCAGACCATCGGCCAAGGGGACCTCGACATCTTCTTGACCAACGCGACGGGCGCAGCCGCGAACGCCTACTCGATCACCTACGCCATCTACTACGTCGATCCCGGCCCCCCTGAGACGGAAGTTCTCATCGGGAGCCCGACGCGGACGCCCGTGAACCCCACGGTGGGCGAGTATTACGCCAGCCTCACGGTGCCCGGTACGGCGACGCCCGGTGACTACCGCATCCGTTGGACCTTCCAGCAGTTCGCCGGGTCGCCGCCGCAACAGGTGGTGATGGAGTGGGCCGTGGTCGCCACGGGCACGGTGACTTCTCTCCCGACGTACAGCGGCCTCACCCAAGGGATGATAAACAAGCTGCGGCTCCTCCTCCGCGACCAGAACCCCGACAAGTACTATCACTTCCGGCCCCCGGAGGCGGAAGGAAACATCGGGAACTACAACCGGGTGTTCGGTCAAATCTGGGAGGACGCCGAGCTCTACGAGTACTTGGAGCGCGGGCTCGACTGGTGGAACATGATGCCGCCCAACACTGCTGGGCTCCGCACCATCGACCAACTCGTGACCGAGAAGCCCGAGTGGCGCACGGCGGTGCTGTGGGACGCCATCACCCACGCCTGCTTCGCCCTCGCGTGCAACTGGGTGGCGGACGAGTTCGACTACAGCATCGGCGGGGTGAGCCTCTCCATCGAGAAGAGCTCCAAGTACGAGAGCCTCAAGCAGAACGCCGAGGGGCAGTTCGACAAGGCGGCGGAAGCCAAGGCCCGGACGGTCAAGTTCATCCGGGGAATCCAGCAGCCCAAGTATGGCATCGGTATTCGCTCCAGTTTCGGACCGTTTGTAGGTAGAGGTGTGCTAAGTCCGAGAAACTTCCTCTAGCGGTTGCGGTCTTGACTAACGTGCGGACATAGCTTACGTTTTCGGGCATGGTCAGTTGCCCGCATTGTCAAGCAAACCTCCCCTCCATCACCTCCCGTCACAAGGCCGTCTGCCCCGGCTGGCCGAAGGCTCCCCCTCCCGACCCGTGTCTCTGCGGTCATGTCTCCACGTCGGGGACGCAGATGAAGCGGCACAAACAGGGGTGCGACGTGTGGAAGGCGCGGGACGCCAAGGCTGTTCGGGCTGAACGGAAGCGCGCCACGAACGTCGCCCGCTACGGCGTCGAGGACGCCACGCAGACGCCCGAAGCTCGTGCCCGCAGGGCGGCGACGAACGTCGCCCGGTACGGCGCGGACAACCCCTTCGCGAAGGGCGCGAGCACCTTCCAGAAGGTGCAGGACGCCATCGACGGGAAGCGCCCGGTCCTCAAGGGCGCGGACAACCCCTTCGCCAAGCCCGACGTGCAGGAGAAGGTGCGCGCCGCGATGGTCGAGAAGTACGGCGCGGCGAACCCGCAACAGGTGGGGGAGATCCGCGCCCGCACCCGTGACACGATGCACGCCCGCTACGGCGGGGAGCTCTTGGGGTCGCCCGTGCTGCGGGAACAGATCAACGCCACGAACCTCACCCGTTACGGCACGACGGAGCCTTCACGCACGCCCGAAGTGACTGAGCGCATCCGTCAGACGAACCTCGCCCGCTACGGGGTCGAGTGGACGAACCAAGACTCGGACGTGCGTCGGCGGCAGTTGGAAACGATGTTCGCCCACTACGACGGCAAGCACTACTTCGCCAGCGAGGAGGGCAAGCGGGAGGTGCGTGCGGCCCTCACGGAGCGGTATGGCGTCGAGTTCCCCGGTGCCATCGACGGTCACTGGGAGAAGGCCGTCGCGGCGTTTCGTGAGCGGTACGGGGTGGACCACCCCCTTCAGCTAGAGGAGTTCCTCGACAAGCGGGTGCGGACCAACCGCGAGGTCTACGGCGCGGATAGCCCCCTCCAGAACCCGGAGATCATGGCGAAGCTCGTAAGCACCAATCGCGAGCGGTACGGGGTGGACTACCCCACCCAAAATCCCGACGTGTTGACGAAGGTGATTGAGACCAATCGCGAGAGGTACGGGGTTGACCACGCACTTCAGAACGAAGCCGTGAAGCAGAAGGGGGTTCAAACCAATCTCGCCAAGTACGGGGCCACGCACCCCATGAAGAACCGGGAGTACGCGCGCAAGCACCTAGAACGCATGGGCACGAACCTGAGCCCGACGTTGCCGGAACGTCTGGTGTCTTCCTACGCGCCGACGCTCGTCTACACGGGAAATCGCACCTACTGGCGCTGGCTCCCGAAGCTGGGGCGACACAAGAACCCCGATTTCATCCTTCCCGGCCCTGACGCTGCCAAGCCCAAGAAGGGCGTGACCCGCGTGGTCGAGGTTTTCGGAGACTTCTGGCACTCCCGTATGTTCACGGGCAAGGCCCCGTTCGACCACGAGCAGGAGCTCATCGACGCCTACGCCGACATCGGCATCTCCTGCCTCGTCCTGTGGGAGTCCGAGGTGAAGACCGACCCGGAGGGTGTGCGGGCGCGGATCGCGCTCCACCTCTCCGGGGCGTAACGTAACACCGTGAACGACATCACCCGCCAGATACGCGCCCACTTTGACGAGGGCGGCACCGTCCGCACAGCGACCGAGGTGTTCGGTATCACCCGCCCTAGCGCAAAGCACTATTGGATTGAGTGGCAGCAGTCGCGAGGGGACGATGCGAAGCACCACCCGGAGGAGAAGAAGGTGCAGATCGGGGCGGTTCTCGCAGGGCGGTCGGGTCTGTCCATTTACGAGGTCTACGGGGGCCACGGATATTGCACGGGGGTCTACCAGCAGTTTGGCACGGTCACGTCCCGCACTCTGGACGACGGCAACGACTGGCACGTTCTGCACGCGGAACTTGCTTCCAAGCGCACCTACGACGTGGTGGACGTAGACGGCTACGGCTACCCCTCACGAATTCTCGCTTCGGGTGTGGTAGAGCTCTTGGGGCCAGAGGGCGTGCTGTTCGTGACGTTCCCCATCTCTGGGGCCAATCACCTCAACGGTATTACGGTAGCCCACATCAAGCTGTTTTACGGGACGGACCGCCCCGAGGTGGGGGACTTGGTGCGGTCTGTGAAGGCGCACGCCCTCGCCTATCACCGTCTTGCCGAGGTGCGACACGTCGCCAAGCTGGGGAGAACTTGGCGGATTGCTTTCGACGTGAAGCGCGTCCCCGCGACCCTTCTGTACGGGGTGAGGAACCGTCCCGACGCCCCCCACGGCGAGGCGATGATCTTGGAAGTCCCCCCCCTCTACCCAGACCTTGAGGTTGCGTCCAAGCCCGCGCGGCACAGCACCAAGAGCTCTCCCGAAGGCGGGATTCTGGACTTGCTGGCATACTCGGACACAACTCGGTGATGCGGGCACTTCTCGCGGCGCACCTCGCTGGGGCGTAGGGGCAGGTGCGCTATTCCGGTTGGATACTCATTGCTTCGGTGCCGTCCGCATAGATGACGCGGATGCCTTCTTGGAGGATTCCCTCCATCGTTTTGCCGGTGAGTACCTTCACGATGCGTCGAACGGTGTAGGGACTGACGACCAGCCCTTCTTCTGGGAAATCGTTAGATACGGACCCCCACGACCTTGTCCGGGGTGCTGGGTTCGTGGAATATGTAACCTTTCTCGGTGAGTCGGCAGTGAACTTCGATCATCGATCACGATGAGCGCCCAAGACTTCGCGGTGCTTCGCAGTGATGGGCGTTTCACCCCCTGCAACGACCGAGAACTCTTGGGGCGAGGGTGTTTCGGGACGTGGGCGGGGGAATCTCCCGTGTGGGTCTCGCGAGCCATTCCCGTGGGGTACTACTGGCGAGGCGCGTTTGAGACGGTGAGGCCGACGCGGGAGAACGGGGTGCTGAACGTCCCCGACGTGGACCCGATGCTGGATGCCACGATTCTGTCGGAGCTTCAGAGCTTCTCTGTCGGAGCTTCAGAGCTTCAGCCTCTAGGGCGACCTGTTCGGGCGTAACCACCGACATGAGGTTCACACCCAAGCCGTGTGGGGTCTGCACGGAGATTTTTTCGACCCCCGGTGCCCTCTACGAGCACCGAGAACTGGCCCATCAGTTTCAAGCATTCGCGGACAGCATCCACGAGCCCGGTGTCCGTCCAGAATTTGCGAAGGGGGCCTCGCTGGAGGCCGTGATTCTCACGGTCACGTCGGATTGGCACCGCTGCAAGGTCCACGGCAAGAGCTACCAGTACTACCATCACTTCGCGCAGCACGTTCTCAACGAGCACGTCTGCCACGAGTGCGGCGTGCTCGTTGAGAACTTTGCGCCGCATAACCGGGAGTTTCACCCGGTCTCCGAGCAATGCCAGCATTGCGGCAATATCTTCCCCTGCGGCGGTCTGGAGCCCCATCTCCAACAGACGCAGTGCGACAAGCTGCGGTGCTTCAAGTGCAACCTGCGCGTCTCGCACATCTCCGAGGTGGAACACCACCGAGACCACCTGTGTCCGGGCCGGGAGGTGGCCTGCCAAGAGTGTGGTGCCGTGATGCAAGGCAGGTTCTTGGAGGAACACTACGAGTACCACCGCCGGAAGAGGCAAGAGCGGGCGAGACTAGAGCAGGAGAGGCAAGAGCGGGCGAGGCGGGAGCGGGAGAGACAAGAGCAGCGAGAGCGGGCGAGGCAGGAGCGGGAGAGGCAAGAGCGAGAGCGGCAAGAGCGGAGAGAGCGGGAGAGACAAGAGTGGGCGGCACGAGAGCAGGAGAGGCTCTCACAGGTGCAGACGACGGCCACACAACCCGTGGGCAGGACGGTGCCCTGTCCCTACTGTAAGAAGCTGTTCAAGACGGTGCAGGGGGCGACGGATCATTTCCGACAGGTGCATCCCAACAAGAACTTCCCGGTGCAGCCGTAGGCGGGCGCTCGTTGTGGGTGTGGGCGGCTCTCTTCCACTACCAGCACTTCGTCGCGCGCGGGGCGTTCACCAAGAAGTGACCCCTGCGAGGGGCGGTTTCTGGTCTATGCCCAAGCCGGGGCATGGCACCCTGCGCTGTTCGTGTCGCCTCCCGGTTCCTCGCTGCCAAGGAGTGGGGTGACCCCTCGGGGATGATCTCCGACTACCGGGGGGCTCTCACGGCGTTCCAGACCAGCATGACTTCTGCCACCAGCGACGCCGCTCTGGCCTTCAGCCGCTACACCTCCGTCGCCTCGACTCCGAGGGAGAAGGAGATGGTGGAGAAGGCGATGGCGAAGGCGCTCCGTGGGCGTCTCTCCCACACCCTCGCCCCGCTCATCACCGCTGCCCGCCCGCTGGCCGAGTGGGTGGTCCAGACCCGGGAGATTCCCGCTAGCAAGGCCAAGGCGGTCGAGATGGCGGCGCGTCTCGTCGGAAGCATGGCGCGTTTCCCGCAGGATGTCACCGACTGGTACGAGAAGAACGCCAGCCGTCTGAACCTCCTACTGGAAGCTGCCTCGTGGCCGGAACGGTCGGGGGAGGGTGAGGCGGCGGCGCAGGTGGTGACGGTTGGGCCGTTCAAGGTCCACAACACCATTGGTGCGGACGAGCGTCACTACAAGGAGATCCAAGGACTCGTCGAGAACGCGGTCCGTGCCCTGTCCACCACGCTGGACTTCAAGAAGGTCCTCTACGGGGACGTGTACGTCGTCGGGCAACTGCGGCAGTCCAACACCCTCGCTTGGTACAAGGTTCAGTCGGACGACGTGTTCGTTCGATCCCTCGCCAAGAAGGGCGGCGACGACCTTCACTCTCTCATCCACGAGCTCGGCCACCGCTACTGGTTCCAGTTCGCCACGAACGACCAGAAGCGGAACATCAACATGCTTTTCATGGACCTCGGGACGGCCCCGGCTCCCGCCGTGAAGCGCCCCACGGTAGGGGACGAGCTCCCGGTGCCCGTGAGGGGCTCCAAGGGCACCAAGTTCATCATCGTGAAGGACGACGGGCGGTACTACGAGACGGAACCGACGGGTCGTTTCCCCATCCACGAGGTCCTGCGACTCATCACCGAGAGAGCGAAGGGCACGGAGACGTTCCCGTCGCAGTACTCGATGACCGACAGCGACGAGTTCTTCGCGGAGTGCTTCGCGTTCTACACGCTGGGTCGGCTCAAGCCAGACCTCGCCCGGAGGTTTGAGGAAGCCCTGTCGTAGGGAGGTCAGAAGGGGGAGTCTTCGTCCGGGTCGTAGGGACGCATGGGGAACACCACCACGGCGTCGGTTCCCCGGACGGAGAACTTGGGGTTGTCCCCGATGACGTACTCTTCGATGTCGAGGGCCTCGCGAAGCAGGTCCTCGAAATTGTTATGCCCTCGCATCGTCCGTTCCGCGATGGCCTCTGCCAGATCCCGCACGGTGCCGTTCCAGTTCGGGAAGACGAAGGTGATCGCCGTCGGGGTGTAGTCCACCTCGGGGGTCCCCTTTAGACCGTAGGCGGTCATGAACTCTTTCGCGAGTGTGAGGGCACCCGGAGGGACTCTCAACGAGGCCCTCCTCGTCGGGGGCTCCAGCACCTCGATGAGCGTGCGGTTTCCCGTCTGGGCCTCGTACTTGAGCATCTCGTCGGCCAGCTTCTTCACGTCGGTGTGCCGCGCGAGAACCTTGCCGTTGTGGTTCTTGAGGATGTACACGGTGTCGCTCATCACGTCCTCCCGACGATGGCCTTCTTCATGGCGTCGTTCCACTCGCTCCAGATGGCGTCCCGGGAGTCCGAATCGGTGGTCCCGAGATGGGAGTTCTTGGCGATCAGCCGCTCGATGGCCTTGTAGGTGCTGGCGACGTTCACGGCGGTCATCGCGATCTCGCCGCTGATCTGCTCCGTGACCTCTTCGTGACCCTCGTAGAGGTTGTAGGGGTTGTCGTCCATCGCCGTCTTGAGCAGGGGCATGAGGTGCGGACGGAGGGACGGGTTCTGGTGAGCCAGTCGAATGAGCTTGGTGCGGAGGTCCATGTCCCACCACGGTTATAGAGCAATCAATGCAGCGATTCCCGGTCTATACGGCTCGGCAGGTATGACTCCCTCCAGCAACCGGGTCGCCACCCGACACCTCATCCGTCTCGCCGCACGGGATGCCTGTCGCACGACCTACCGCACCCGCACGGCGTCCGTGGACCTCACGGAGAGGGTGCTGGTGGCCGTGGCCGAGGGGGCGTACCTGTCGCACGGCGGGAACGTCCGCGTGGCGAGCCTCGTGTCGAAGCTCGCGGAGCTCGCCAAGGCCCTCAAGCGGTTCCCGAATCTCTGGGAGAAGTTGAAGGAGCTCCTCGGCATCGAGAGCCTGTCGGCTCTCCCGGGCAAGATCAAGGCGCTCCTCCAAGAAGCCTACGGGGCGCTCCGCAAGCTCCTCACCAAGGCGTTCGACTCGTGGCCTCTCAAGCTGTTCACCCTGCCCGAGAGCAAGCTGTTCTCGGTCAACAAGCTGCTGGAGGCGCTCATGAAGAAGTACCCGCAGTTCGGAAAGTGGCTGGAGTCCAACGTCAAGCCTCGCGTGGACCAGTTCGACAAGTGGCTTCGGCAGTACCTCCCCACGGTCAGCAAGGTGCTGATGGTGGGCATCTACCTGTGGCTCTGGATGAACACCACGGAGTTTGAGTGGGACATCAAGGGCATCCTTGACGCGGCCACGGGACACCTGTCTCTCGCAGACCTCTTGGCCGGGTTGCCGGGGACCGTCATCGGCGGGCTCTTGGGGACGTTCAACCTCGGCACGTTCTCTCTCCTCCCCGCCGCCATCGCCGCACGAGTTCTCTTCCTCCTCGGCAAGCGGTACCTCGTGTGGACGGGCTCCGGGTTCAAGTTCGACGCCGAGGCCCTCAACGCGGACTTCGGCATCGCTCCCTCGGAAGTCCCGGCCTAGCCCTCGGTAGCCCCTCTATCCCTCTACGGGAGTATGACGGACCGAGCACTCCTCGTCGGCATCAACAAGTACCCCGGTGCGCCTCTCAACGGGTGCATCAACGACATCAACGACATGGCGACGTACATCACGTCGGTCTGCAAGTTCGCCCCCACAGCGATCAAGTCGCTGAAGGACAAGGCTGCGACGACGGCGGCGATCCTGTCCGGGCTCCAATGGCTGGTGACCGGGGCGAAGGTGGGCGACCGCCTGTTCTTCCACTACTCGGGGCACGGCGCACAAGTGCCGACGAAGACCCCGGCGGGCGAGGTGGACGGGCTGGACGAGGTGATCTGTCCCGTGGACTTCGATTGGTCCGACAAGCGTCTCATCCGCGACAAGCAGTTCCGGGCGCTGTTCGCGACCATCCCCACGGGTGTCGAGTTCGTGTGGTTGAGTGACTCGTGTCACTCTGGCGACCTGTCCAAGGGGATGCCCAAGCCGCACGTCACCCACCGCGTGATGCCCCTCCCCGACGTGAGCCACCCCGTTCACGCTGACCTCGCCAAGGCGCGGGAAGTTCTCCGTACCAAGAAGGCTGCGGCCCCGGCGGCGTTCAACGGGGCGCTGATCTCGGGCTGCAAGAGCAGCCAGACCAGCGAGGACGCTTACATCAACGGGCGGTACAACGGCGCGTGTACCTACTACCTGTTGCAAGAACTCCGCAAGAACCCCAAGGCCAAGCTGACGGACGTGGTGATTCGCATGGATGCTGCGGTCAAGGCGGCGGGCTACGACCAAGTCCCCGGCTTGGAGGGTTCGGCCACGGTCGAGTCCCGCGCGTTCCTCTCCCTCACCTAGAGGCCCCGCGATGACCCCCGGCACGCACAAGCTCCCGCTCCTGCCCTACGACTACGACGCCCTCGAACCGTGGTTGGGTGAGCAGACGGTGCGCCTGCACCATGACAAGCATCACCAAGCCTACGTCGATGGGCTGAACGAGGCCGAGGTGGCGCTTGCCAAGGCGAGGGCAGCGGGTGACACCAAGCTGGTGCCGTACTGGCAGACCCGGCGGGCGTTCAACGAGGGCGGGCACGTCCTGCACTCGATCTTCTGGCACTGTATGTCGCCCGACGGCGGCGGGCTCCCCCAAGGCTACCTCGCCCGACTCATCGACCGAGACTTCGGCGGGTACAAGCAGTTCCGGGCCGAGTTCGTCGCCACGGCCAAGGGCATCGAGGGCTCGGGCTGGGCGGTGCTGGTGATGAAGCGCGGGATGCGGGGTGAGTGGCTGGAGATCGCCCCGGTCCACAACCACGAGAACCGCGCCCTGTGGCAGAGCCAAGTTCTCCTGCCGCTGGACGTGTGGGAGCACGCCTACTACCTCGACCACCAGAACGACCGGGAAGGCTGGGCCAACACCTTCCTCGATCACCTCGTGGACTGGGACTACGTCGGCTCCCGTTTGTGACGGGAGCCCCAGCCTTGGACGGCTACCCAGCAGCGAGGATTGCTGCGATGCGGAGGGGTCCCCTCCCCGCCCTCGCAAGGGTGATGGGCGAGGAGGAGTAATCCGGCCCCGCATCACCGAAACGGGCCACTACGGACCCTTGGCAGGAGTAGAGGTCGAACACCCGCCCACCGTCCACGACGGTGGTGAGGAGGCGGCACGACTCGCAGTCGTGCGTGAAGGAGGGGGAGGAGGCGGCGATGCGGTGGGAGGGGGTGGTCATGCCCTCACTACGGAGCGCCCCCTGCACCTGTAATCAAGAATCGTCCGGGGGCGGTTCCGACCACGCAGAAGTTCGATTGTCTCTTACGCACCGGGGGGTCGGAGCGTAATGGGGGGCAGGAGACAACCATGTCCAAGACCAAGTCCCTCACCACCACCAAGTTCGCCCTCCACACGTTCGCGGGTCGGGCGACCCGCTACTTCCGCTGCGAGGCGGAAGACCTCACCGCACAGGCCCCCGTGACGGTCAAGAAGCCGTCGCACCACATCCTCGTTCTGGACCGCAGCGGGTCGATGTACGGGGACATCGGGGACGTGAAGTCCACGGTGGAGAAGCTCCTCACGCTGTCGGAGTTCAAGGACCCCACGCTGAAGGTGTCCCTCGTCTCGTACTCGTCGCAGGGCGACGTGAAGCTGCACTTCAGCAAGGTGACGGTGGAGGACGTGATGCGGGCGGGCTCCCCGTACCTCGGTGAGATCCGCAGCATTCACGCCACGGCTCTCACCTGCATCTCGCAGGGTCTCGTCATGGCCGAGACCATCGTGGACGACGCCGACGTGACGTGCGTCACCCTTCACACGGACGGTTTCGCCAACGACCGCTCGCCCACGGCGGAAGCCCGCGACATCAAGGCGGCGGTGGCCAAGCTCAAGAAGCACCCCAACCTGTTCGCGAACACCATCGGCTACCGGGACTGGTGTGACTACAACCTCCTCGCGTCCATCAGCAACGCGCTCTCGGGCGTGTGCGTACAGGCCAAGGGCATCAAGACCGTCTACGAGTCCGTCTACGCCACGACGAAGCTCCTCGCGGGCACCATGTCCCCCGCCATCGAGGTGTCCATCGGCAAGGCGGACCACGCCCTGTTCGTGTCCCGCAGCGCCCGCAAGGTGCTGGGGATGCCCGACACCTTCGCGGTGCAGGGGCTCGCTCCCGCCGACGACAAGACCGCCTACCGTCTGTTTGAGGTGTCGGCCAAGGACTACGCTGACCTCGACGCGCCCGTGAACGGCGAGAACGCCCCGGTGGACCCGGTGCTGGCGTTCGCCCGGACGCAGATCGCCTCGGGCAACCTCAACGCGGCCAAGTACGCTCTCGTCAGCACCCGGTGCGGCGAGCTCCTCGGGAAGCACGCTCGCGCCCTCGTCGCCAGCGACATCGCCGCGATGGCAGCGGGCACGGAGGAGTACCTGTTCGACCGCATCCCGTTCGTCCCGTCGAACGGCTACGGGCTCGGGGCCACGGGACCGTCGGTGCTCACGGTGCTCACCTACCTCAACGGCCACGCGGACACCCTCACGGTGGACCTCCCGACGTTCGCGGCGGCGTACAAGCGGCGGGGCGTCAAGCGCATCCCGGGCACGCGCCTCGCGGACGGCACGGTGGAGCCGCCGACGGTGGCTTCCCGGCACCGGGACGGCGACGGCTGGGTGCGGGTGAGCTCGTTCGACCTCAACCGCAACACGGCGACCATCAACATGCTGGTGTCGCAGCCCATCGACCTGTTCGCCAACGGCAGCACGGCGCGGGTGGCGAGCGTCGCGGGCGTGAACCTCGACAACCTCAAGTCGTTCAACAACTACACGGTCGTCGGTGACGGGATGCTCAACGCCCCGTCCCTGCCTCTCCGCACGTCGAGCCAGAAGGTGCTCGACGGGCTCGTGGCCCTCGGGCTCCCCCTCGCCAATGCCAAGGCTGGTCAGCCCTTCACCCTCGACCTCGCCAACCTCCCGCTGGTGGACTACGACCTCAACGTGGGCGCGGTGGATCACACCACGGCGACGCGCCTCGCGCGCCTCACGGTCCTCTCCAAGATCCTCAACGGCATGGTGAAGGGCGACGCGAGCGGTTTCACGTCGGAGCAGGTGGACGAGCTCAAGAAGCACTACCTCACCCCGGCGCTCTACTTCAGCCCCCCCACCACCACGGAGTACGCGGACCTCGCGGACGCCATCGCCACGGGCAAGGTGGACACCAAGCTCTCGTACAAGGTCAACATCGGCACCCAGACCATCACGGGCCTCGACAAGCTCAAGTCGGGCAACGAGTACCTCCAGCGGCGCTTCGCGCTCACCTTCATGGGCAAGGACATCGAGAAGCCGACGCTGGACTACATCGCCCTCGCGGATTCCAAGTGGGCGGTCAAGAAGCTCTCGGCGCGCACGACGCTCGATGCCGTGGATGAGCTCTCGTACCCGATCTACGAGGGTGTGCTCGGGCTCGGTGAGGGCAAGGCGCTCAAGGAGCTCCTCACCTCCATCGGGTGCGTGGACCCGGACCGTTTCCTCGCGGACATCAAGGGTGCGAACGCCTCCGACGCGGTGCGGGAAGCCATCCGTTTCGTGGACGGGGCCATCGAGACCGTGTACGAGACGGTGCGCCCGCTGGCGTTCTACGTCGGCGCGACGGGCCTCGTGCCCGACTCCCTCGGGGCCAAGGCGATGACCGCCGAGGAGTTCGCCACGGCGTACCCCGACGCGAAGCTCTCCAAGGCCGAGAAGGAGGAGGGCAGCTTCCACGTCCTCCCCGACAACACGGTGCTCACCGTCTACGTCAAGGGCGAGCACTTCAGCACGGGCAACTAGCCTTCGGTGATCCCCCTATCCCTAGCACGGGATATGACCACCCTTCGTACCCGTCTCATCCGTCTGGCCCACCAGCAGCCCAACCTCCGTCCGCACCTCCTGCCCCTGCTCAAGTCGGCGCGGAGCTCGTTTGAGTTCCTCATGTCGATGGCGATGAACCATGACATGGCGGACGCCGTGCGGATGGATCGGGACGAAGAGCTCACCGAGAGCTACGTCGATCTCCTTCGATCTTCCCTCAACCGGGTCGAGAACTCGCTGGACGGCGAGCGCGTCAAGGGGTCCGTCCTCAAGGTCAAGCGTATCGAGGCCAAGCGCGGGAAGCTCGTCGTGGTCCTTGAAACTTCCCCCCCTCCTGTTACGGAGGAAGATGAGGAGGCAGTCCTCTACGGGGCAGAGCGTCTGCTGGAGAGGGAGATCATCGAGGAATTCAATCGACCCGGCGGGGAATGGTTGTACGAAGAGATGAAGCAAGAGATTGAGATCGAGACTCTCTGATCCTTCCTAGCGGTCTTCGGTGAAGTACAAGACCCACACCACCGATCCGCGCATTCCAGAAGGTTTCGTCGTGCGCGAGTACGACGAGGAGTCTCTCGACCCATCCGTCCGCGCTTCCGGGTGCCGTTGGATGGCCCGCCACGAGGGGCTCGACCCCTCCTGCGAGTGGCACTCTTGGCACCGCTCCTACCCCGCCGCAGTTCTCGCGGCTCGCGTTCACGCGGGGCAGGAGACGCTCGTCCGTGGGCGTCGGGCTAGAACTCGGTGACGGGGCTATCACCCCGGACAGGTGGGATACATGACGACCTCCAACAAGACCAACTGGGTGGACTTGGGTTTCAAGCTCCTATCCCTGCTGTTCCTCCCGCTCTTCGGGCTGGGGGTGTCCATGTACACCGAGGCGTCGCTCACCCGCGAGCGCGTGTCCCAGATCCAGCACCAGCAGGACGAGGCCAAGACGCAGATCGAGGCCGTGAACACCCGGATCAACCAGATCGCCCTCACCGTGCAGGACACCAACGGGCAGATCCACGAGCTCCGCACGGTGATCGAGATCATCCGTGACCAAGTCTCTCACGCTGGGAACAGGCCATGAACCACCGCCCCTTGGAAATCATCGCCGGGATCGTGACCCTCCTGTCCGTCATCTCGGTGCCCGTGCGGAGTTCTGTCCAGACGCCCCCTCGTCCCCCGTCCGTCATCCCCCCGGTCAACCTCGACCAACTCGACCGGGTCCGCCAAGACGCCCTGTCACAGCAACTAGAAGTTGCCAAGCTCACGCGGGACACCCGCGCCCTCGCGGAACTCTTCGCTCGCACCCGCCCCCAGACTCTTCCTCCTCCCCGGGTCGTTCACAATGCCAGCGACGCTGGTACGGTGAGGACCGCCCCCGACGTGCGGGGGTCAGAGACGGAGAACGAAGAGCATGGATGCAGCCAGTGACATCGCGAAGAAGCTGACCAACGACGAGAACAAGCAGATCACGGCCCTGCACCGACAGGCGCAGGACATCGTCCACACCATCGGCCAGACCGAGGTCCGCAAGGCCAAGCTCCTGTCGCAGCTTTCCGACGTGGAGGAGAAGGCGCAGGGGATCATGAACTCGGTGGGCGCTCGCCTCGGGCTCCCGCAGGGCGTTCCGTGGCAGATCACCCCGGACGGACAAGTGATCCTCATCGACCCCAAGACGGGCCAGCCCATCCCGCCGCAGCAGTAGCCCGTCTATCCCCCCCGGTACTTGATGGGTGTCTTCAGTCAGAAAGAACTTGAGGCCATCGGCAAGTCTTGGGTGAAGTACGTCAAGCGCGAGGCCAAGAAGGACTCGGCCAAGAGCGCCTACGTTCCGCGCACGGGCGAGTTCTACAACAGCTTCTCGTTCGGCGTGGACCGGGGGGTCATCACTCTCTACTCCACCTACGAGTGGCTCGACCTCATCACCAAGGGCACTCGCGGCAAGTACAAGATGGAGTGGCTCACGCAGGAGCGTGGAGTCCACGTCGTGCCCATTTGCCAGCGGGACGGTAGGATGGCGTTCCGCACCGCGCCGCTGACCGTGGGCCAAGCGTGGGTGCATCCCAAGATCGCCCAGCACACGTTCATCACCCGCGCCTACGACCTCGCCGTGCAAGAGCACATCGAGACCATCATGGGCAAGGCCATCGACCATGCAGCCAGCAAACGGAAACGGTGAGGTCACGATCATCTCGTTGACGGACCTCGTGGTCATCGGTGACCTCGGGTTGCGTCTCACGAGGGGTGCCCGGGTGAGTGTCCCGCTCTCATCAGCGATGAAGTCGCGAGACCTGTCCAAGGCCAAGCTCGACGGGACGGTGACGACCCAGACGCTCCGCTCGGCGGCGATCCGCGCCCAAGAGAACGTGTCCTCGGACACCGTCACGTCGCAGTCCCCCCGGCACAGTTCGCTGGACTTCACTCCCCTTCTTGAAGCCCTCTCGGTGCTCACGGAGGAGGTGCGGGGGCTTCGTCGGGACCTCGCCCGTGCGCCCACCCCAGCGCCGACACCGACGCTCGACCTCACCCCCCTGCTGGCCCAACTGCAAGCCGTGGCGGGTGCCCCCGTGGCTCCCAGAAGCGTGGTGGTCGCCCCGGACGAGGTGTTCATCCCCTCCAACCTCACGGGTAGGGATCTCTCGGCAAGCCTCAACGTGTCCTCGGAGAGCAGCGACGACCCCGGTCTCGCGGACACGCTGAAGGCTCTCAAGGCGGCGAAGAAGAAGCGGTAGGGTACAGGCATGGCGAAGCAAACTGAACTGACTCAAGGCATCGGTCTAGACGTGGGTACCATGAATGTGGTCGCGGCCCGCAAGACCCCTTCGGGCGTCGAGACCCGCCGCGTGCGGGACGCCTTCTTGGAGCTCCCGGCGGACTCCAAGAAGATGCTGAAGCTCGCGAACGTGTCCTACGTCGAGCGTGCCGACGAGCTCCTCATCCTCGGGGACGCCGCGATGGACACGGCCAACATCTTCGGGCGCGAAGCCCGTCGTCCGTTGTCGGCGGGCTTGGTGAGCTCGTCCGACGTGGACGCGATGGAGATCCTCGGGCTCCTCGTGAAGAACGTCCTCGGTGAGCCCAAGGTTTCCGGTGAGCACTGCTACTTCAGCGTTCCCGCCGCGCCCGTGGACAAGCCGGGGCAGGACGTGATCTACCACCGTGGCGTTCTGGAGAAGATCGTCCGCGAGTGCGGGTACACCCCCACGGCGGGCAACGAGGCGATGGCAATCGTCTACGCCGAGACCGCGAAGGAGAGCTTCTCGGGCATCGGCATCTCCTTCGGTAGCGGCATGACCAACATCGCCCTCGCGGTGAACACCATCGAGGGTCTGTCGTTCTCCGTGGGCCGTGGTGGTGACTGGATCGACGGGGGCGCGGCCAAGTCCATCGGCATCACGGCCAGCCGCATCTGCGCCATCAAGGAGAAGGGCATCGACCTCAACGCCCCCGTGGGGCGCGAGCAGGAGGCTCTGACCTTCTACTACAAGAACTTGATCGAGTACGCCATCGACCAGATCGCCCTCCAGTTCGCCTCGGTGCAGGGCAAGTTCACCCTGCCCAAGCCCATCCCCATCGTGGTGTCGGGCGGCACGTCCAAGGCGGGCGGCTTCCTCGACCTGTTCAAGACGGTGTTCGTGAAGAAGCACAAGCGGTTCCCGATTGAGGTGAGTGAGATCCGTGCGGCCACGGACCCCCTCAACGCCGTCGCCAACGGGCTTCTCATTCAAGCGATGCAGGAGAGCGAGTGAGCCCGACGTGTGACTACTCGGAGGTGGACGACACCTCCCCATGCTCGGGCGTGGTCACCCTCATCGAGGACACGGACCCGGCGAGCGGCGACCGCGTGGCCCTTCAAGCCTGTGAGGGTCACCGGGGCATGGTGAACTCTCACGACCCGGTGGAGGCTCCCGTGACTCCGTGGGAAGATGTCCCCGACAGTTTCTTCGACGACGGTCTTTGAGGGCGCATGTACTACTTCTTGACCACGGCGGTGGCTCGGCGCTTCGTGGGTGAGCTCCGCTCGTTCTGGGCGACGCACCCCCGGTACCAAGACTTGGTGGACAACATCCAAGGGAAGTACTCGTTTGAGCAGCGTCCGCAGTACGGCATCGTCGTCAAGACGGGCTCGGCCAACCAAGTCCAACTCTCTCCCGACAACTTCGTCGGGACGGTGCAGAGCTACGTCGCCCTCGCACGGATTCCCGGCTACCCGGGTCTGTCGTGCGAGTGGGTGCGCGAGGACACGCTCGCGATTCAAGCCAACGGCGGGCAGTTCCCCACGCCTCCCGGCGTCTACTACATCGAGATGACCGAGGACGACCAGTTCTACGTTGACCCCCTGCTGGAGGTCCGCAACGAACGGCTCACGATGGTCACGTCCGCCGAGGGCGTGCTCCAGCAGGCCCCCTACGAAGGCACCCTACGGCTCGTCGAGGTTCCCAGCGGGCGGTTGTACGTCGAGGGGACCGACTACACTGTCGGCGGTGACGGTGTGACCATATACCTACGGTCACCTCTCCCGCAGGGAGTGGCTCTGTCGGCCACCTACCGCTACACGGGCGAGACCACGGGGCCGTGGGAGGCCAAGGCCCTCTACGGCTACAACAAGGCCATCCCGGGCTGCGTGCTGGTCTTCGGGCGGCGGGGCAAGAAGGGTGACCGCTTCGCGGTGGTGGTCGGAGGCACCCGTGAGGATGCCTACTTGGAGTACGGCGGGCGGTGGGACCTCACCATCGACATCGACGTGATCGCTCGCGACGTGTACGCCCAGCGAGAAATCGCGGACATGACAGCGATGTTCCTGTGGGCCAACCTCCGCGCCAACATCATCGACCAAGGGCTGGAAATCTCCGAGGTGTCGATGGGCGGCGAGACGGAAGAGGTCTACGACGAGAACGGCGACGACTACTTCTACAACTCGACGATCTCGATGACGGTGCAGGCCGACTGGTTCAGCTTCGTGCCCATCATCCCGCGCATCGTGTCGATCCAAGAGTCTGTCAAGGAGCTCCCAGAGGCCCTCACCATCAAGGCATTCCGAGACCCGTTCTTCGGGGCCAAGTTCACGAGCGAGACGGTGTCCTAGTGCCCAGCTACCGCTTCCAGTGCAACGCCTGCGGGTTGTCGTTCATGGCGCGGGCGCGTCCCGACGCTTCGGAGTCTCCCTGCGAGTGCGGCGAGCTCGGCAAGCGCACGCTTCCCAAGAGCGTGAACGTGGCCCTCTCCGGGGGGACCGTGGACCTCACCAAGGACACGGGGCTCTCGGGCATCGACTACAACTTCGACCGGGCCGTGGGGGAGAGCTCCAAGAAGAACTGGCGAGGGATCGCCCAGCGGCAACGGAGCAAGCTCGACGTGATCCGGGCGAACAACGTCACGGGCTGGGACCTCTCCAAGAACACGGACGGGACGTACCGGGTGATGAACTCGGAGGAGCGTGCGGCCAGTGAACGCTCTCGGGAGTTTCACTTCAAGGCCGTGAAGCAGGGCAAGGACAAAGGGCTGCTGAAGTAGCAGTTTCCTGCGGTTCCGGCCTTATACCGAGAGCCTTCGTGTAGCGCCCCCGCAGTCGTGAGCTTTCCGCACCGGGATATTCCCGTCGGTCCGTTAGCTTTGGGGGGCTACTCGGAGTCCCACCATGCCCAGTC